AATATGCCGAATCGCTGTTGGTCACCCGTCACTGATCAGCCGGGCGATGCACGCCTGGGCGGCGCCGACGGTGAGGCTCTGGAGGCGATCCGCTCCAGCATCGCGGATTTGAAGGCAAAAATGCTCGGGCCCTATCGGGAGCCGCCAAAATCGGTTATGGAGCATTTGGCGGATTTCGATGAGCGCTTGACGAAGCTGGAGCGTGCGGCGCAGCCGAAAGGCAAGAAGGGAAAGTAAATGGCGCGGGGCGGGATTATCGATGACGTCGACTATGAGGACGTGACCGATAGCGGAGCGGCGGAGAACGACGACGCTTCCTCGCCAGATAGCCCACAGGCGCCGATCCCGCTCAGTAAGCGTAAGCCGAGCGCGCAGTTCCGCACCATGAAGTCGAGCATCCTGGCCGATCTCGAATACAGCGCAAAATGGCGCAAGCAGGCCACCGAGGACCTCGGATTTATCGCTGGCGACCAGTTGGCCGAGGAGGACAAGCAACTCCTCGACGAGCAGGGTCGGCCGCACATCGTCTTCAACCGAGTCGAGACGATCCTCAAAGCCATCGCCGGCATGGAGATCAACGGGCGGCACGAAATCCAGTTTCTGCCGCGCAATAATGCCGACACCGCCAAGAACGAACTCCTCACCGCGGCATCGAAGTGGATGGCCGACGGCTGCGATGCCGAGGACGAGCAGAGCGAGGGTTTTCAGCAGGCGCTCGGCACCGGCATGGGCTGGGTGGAATGCCGCTATTCCTTCGAAGATGAACCGGAGGGCTCCTACATCGAGGAGGAGATTGACTGCCGCGAAATGGTCTGGGATCGCACCGCGCGCAAGAAGAACCTGCGCGACAGCCGCCGCATGGCGCGGCTCCGCCGCATGCCGCTCGCCGATGCGATGGAAATGTTCCCAGGCAAGACCAGACTGCAGATCGACGCGGTATGGGCGAACAACACCTATCTCGATGAGGCCACGCTGAAGTCGATCGAGGAAAAGCGTATCCGCGACGAAAACGACAGCGAGGACCATTACGACGATCGCAACGAAGTCACCGTAGTGGTGATGCAGTGGCGCGAGAAGGAAACCTATTACCGGGTTGCCGATGAGGCGACGAACACGATCCAGGAATACACCGAGGAGGAGCACGAAAAGATCAGTGCTCGCCTGAAGATGATCGGATCGCGCGTCGGGATGACGCCGAAGCTGCATTCGCGCAAAGCCTCGCGGTGGGCCTATTATCAGGCGTTCCTCGGCTCCGAAGGGCTCCTGGACAAGGTGACACCGGCGCCATGCGGCAAGCAATTCAGCTGGGCATGCATCACCGGCAGTTTCGACAAGAAAAAGCGCCAGTGGTACGGAGTGATTCGCGTGATGCGCGATCCGCAGATGTGGGCCAACAAGTTTATGTCCCAGATCATGCAGATTATGAACGCGACTGCGAAGGGCGGCATCCTGGCGGAGACGGACGCCTTCGATGATCAGCGCGAGGCCGAGGAGACCTATGCCCAGCCAGAGGCGATCACGTGGGTGGCGCCGAACGCGCTCTCCGGCGGAAAGCCGAAGATCATCCCGAAGCCGGGGCAGGGCGACGCCTCCGCCTATGTGAATCTCCTGACCTACGCGGTGAGCGCGATCACCGCGGTGACCGGCATCAACCTGGAGCTCCTCGGGCAGCAGGATCAGAACCAGCCGGGTATCGTCGAGCACATGCGCAAGCAGGCTGGAATGACCGTGCTCGCCACCATGTTCGACAGCCTGCGCGGGTTCCTCAAGATCGTGGGCCGTAAGCGCCTGTTCTATATTCAAACCCGCGTGCCGGAGGGGACGCTGATCCGCGTCGCCGGGCAGGACTATCAGGGCGTGGCCGCGATCACGAAGGACAAGACCACCGGCCGCTATGACGTGGTGGTCGACGACGCGCCGACGTCGCCGAACCAGAAGGAAGCCAATTGGGCCGTGATGCAGCCGATGCTCACGATCTTCAAGGACCAACTGGCGGCCAATCCCGAGCTCCTGATCATGGCGCTGGAATACTCGCCGCTGCCGTCGGCGTTCGTGAGCGCGATGAAGAAGGTCATGGGGCAGCAGGCGGCTGATCCGGAGGCCCAGAAGTACAAGGAAACGATGAAGCAACTGGCGATCTCCAAGCTGACGGCCGAGATCGACAAGGATCAATCGATCGCCGAGATGAACAATGCGAAGGCCGGCGCGACGTCGGCGACCGCGACATACGATCTCGCCATGGCGCAAAATCTCCTCGCAAAGAACGATATCGAGGGATTCCAGCATCACATCGAGGCGATGTCGACGGCGGCCAAAGCGGAAGTGGACAAGGCAAATGCGGTCAAAGCGCATATCCAGGCGCAGCGCGAAGCGGTCGCGATCGGCCACGACCAGCAGCAGCATCAGTCCGATATGGCAGATGCCCATACCCAGCGGACTGTTGACGTGCACCAAGCGCTCACCGACAGACTTCGGGCCCATCTTGAAGGGGCAAAAGTCGCTCATGGAGCGGTCAACGACCGAGGAGTCGCGGCCATCAATCATATCGCCGCCCTGGCAGGAGCTCACCGCGACCTTGCCGGAGCTCACCGCGATAGAGTTGGCGCGATGGTGGACGCTCGGCCCGAGCCGAGGCCAGCAGCGCAATGATTCGCGAGCGCTCTGCCCTTGCGCGGCAGGCCCAGCAGATGTTCCACGATCACCTCGTCGGAATTTATGCTTGGGACCAAGCGAGGATCGCCAAGCCGCGCGAGGTGGCGCGGCAGCCCGGGCAACAGAGGGAAGCTGGTAAATTCCACGACCAGATTTCGATCAGGCTCGGCCAGTTCGATATCGAGATCATGGGACCGTTCGAGGACCCGCAATGGCCATGCGGGATGGTGCGCGTAAAGTTGGGTAAACTCTCGCTTGACGGCCCGCTCGATGCTAAGACGTGGCTGCAAGTCGCAAATTTCATAAAAGAACATCGCAACGAGGAATTGGAATATGGCGGTTCAGCCGAGAATGCTGCAAGCGGAGCAGATTGGGGACGTTGACGAAGGAACGCCTGTCGAGAGCCGCGATGAGTTCGGGTTTAACGCGGAAGAACGCGCGGCATGGGATGCCATGCAAGCGGGACCGGCTGATGGTGATGGTCCGGCCGAGCCGGAGCCAGCGTCGGACCCGGAGCCGACAGAGCCTGCGCCTGATGCCCCGCCGGCCGATCCCGCCGCCGTAGCGCCGCCGGCCGAGGAGGACGATGATGCGCCCGACGTCATCACCACGGACCCGAAGACCGGCAAGCAGCAAAAGACGATCAATTATGGCAAGCACCAGCGCCTGATCACCAAGGCGCAGAAGCAGGCCGAAGATGCGCGCCTCCTCGCGGAGCAGCAGCGCGTCGACAATGCGAAGCTCGCCGAGCGGCTTGCGATCCTCAATGAAGCGCTGATGGCGCCGCCGCCTTCATCCGCACCGGCGGCACCGGCGGCTCCGGCAAATCCCATGCTGGAGCCGACGATCAATCCGGCCGAAGACGCTATTGCAGCCCTTGACCAAATGCAGCGCCGTCAGGTGTGGTTGGCCGAGAGCTCGATGCAGGTCCAGGAACAGACGCAGGAGCAACTCCAGGACCAGCAGGTTGTCGCCGATTTCACCCGCGACACGCAGACATTTGCGCGCACCGAGGAGGGGCGGCATTTCTTCGGCGATGAGGGCGCCTATCAGTTCCTCAAAAACAGCCGGTTGATAGAGCTCGGCATCTCGCTGTTCGACAAGGACCCGACCGACCCGAACGCGGTCTTTTCCCAGACCGAGATCAACAAAATGGTCGCGGATTACAACGCCGAGGAAAAGTGGGTTGTGACCAATGCTCTGAAGGGCGGAAAGTCGCCCTCCATGGCGATCATGAAGCTGGCGCGCGGCCGCGGCTGGAAAGCGCCGGCCGCTGCAGCACCGGCACCGCCCGCACCGGCGCCAGCCGCGCGCGCCGCAGCGCCGGCAGTCCCGGGATTGGCGCGGCCACCGGCTGCAGCCCCACCACGCGCGCCGGCAGCGGCAGCGCCAGCCAGCGCGGCAGCCAAACTCCAGGCCGAGATCGACGGTGCGGCGGCGTCGCGCTCGCTGTCCGATGGTGGCGGATCGCCGCCGGCCGAGCCGCTCACGCCTGAGGCGCTGTTGCGCATGAACGATGAGGAGTTCGGCCGCTATGTCGACAGCCTGCCGAAAGACCGGCTCGACGCGATCATGGGCAAGCAATTCCCTGGCCGGTGAACTCGCTTGACGGCGCAACAATCTTTCGCTAGGAGTGTTGCACGCGGGGACTGCGGGAAGTGTCCCACCTCTTTTCTGGCTGCTGTCGCCATATCCTCCGGGGATTAAAAGCACAGAGGCTCCGCCGCCATCGGCGAGGATATCGCTCGCAGCGAGCGTTAATCGTTTGCACCCAGCACTGATCTTAATCGCGCCTTTGCGCCCCCACGGGGGCGTGCTCGCGCCAGCAGGGGTGCCCCGCGATGGGAACCACGAATTTTCCTGTCAACGACGCAATGGCGGTCAAGCTTTGGTCGCGCGTTCTTGACCACGAAGCGCTGAAGTACACGGCGATCGGGCCGTTGATGGGTGACGACGAAAACTCGATCATCCATATGCAGGACTCGCTCTCAAAGGGCCCCGGCGACGCGATCACCTATGCGATCGTGATGCAGCTGTCGCAGGCCGGTTTCTCGGAGAACCAGTTGGCCGAGGGTAACGGCGAATCGCTGACCACCTATAGCGACCAGCTTGTCATCAACGAGCTCATGGCGGTGGCGGGCGTGAAGTCGCGCCGCACGATCGACCAGCAGCGCGTGCCGTGGGACCTCCGCAACACCGCTAAGGGCCGGCTGGGCGACTGGTACGCCAAGCGCTACTCGGTAGCCTTCTTCAATCAGGTGTGCGGCTACACCCCGCAGGTCGATACCCGTTTTACCGGGTTGAATCCGGTGACTGCGGCATCGACCACGCGTATCATTCGCCAGTCGAACCGGGCATCCGACGATCTGCTCGTGGCCGGCGACACCTTCACCTTGGACATGCTCGACAAGGCGAAGGAATTGGCGATCACGGCCACGCCGATGATCCGACCGATCAAGATCAAGGGTACCTCGCCGCGCAGCAACGGCCGCAGCGATTACAACAACACGCTTGAGGATATGTACTGCGCATATCTTCACCCGTACCAAGTCACCGCGCTTCGCCGCAACACGGCGACCGGCCAGTTCCTCGATCTTCAGAAGGCGGCCTCGATGGGCCGCGAAGAGACCGGGAACAAGATTTTCTCCGGCGCGATCGGCGTCTACAATGCCGTGATCATGCGGTCCTCGATCGACGTCAGCGACGGCGTGTCGGCGGCAGGCGCCGATGTCGCGACCGTGCGGCGCGCAGTGCTGCTCGGCGGGCAGGCCGCGATGATGGGCTTCGGCCGCGACAATGGGCCGAACAAGATCACGTGGAACGAGGAGCTTTTCGACCACAAGCGCCGGCTCGAAATCTCCGCGCTCACCATCCATGGTCTGAAAAAGACCCGGTACAACAACGTCGACTACGGCACGGTGGTCATGTCCACCTACGCCCAGCCGGCCGTTTAAGGGAGGGTCTGTGACATGACCACGGGTGTCGCTGGAGTCGCTGACCGCGTTGATCCGCGTCAAGTGACGAACACGCTGAAGAAGACGGTCAACTGGAACGACAACGCGGCGAACGTCGCCGCGGCCTTCGCCAACTACCTCCCCCAGGGCGCGTTTCTGACGCGCACGCTGGTCGAGGTGGTGACCGCCTTCAACGGCACCACGCCAACGGTTGCAATCGGCACCGTCGGCGCCGCCTACAACAACATTGTCGCCGCCGGTGACGTCAACTGGGGCGTTGCGGGCGTTTACGAGGCCACGCGCGGTCTCGGCCGCTCGCTCACCGCAGCAGCGGCGGTGCTTCCCTTCGCGCTCTACAACAATGGCGGCGGCGGCCCATCGGCGGGCCAAGCCATCATTGTGATCGAGTACGAGGGCGGCTGGCAGTCGTAAGGGAGAAGGACCATGAATTTTCTGCGCTCACTCAAGGCGATCCCGGCGGCTCTCGCCGCCCTGGTCGTGGCCTCGGCGATCAGCTGGGCAGCCTTCACCTTCTCGACGGACCGCATCATCGGCACCGGTGTTGCGGCTCCGGCGCTCACGTCCTGCGGCACCTCCCCGGCGATCACCGGCACCGATCTGGCGGGTACCGTCACGATGGGTACCGGCACCCCGACCGGTTGCGTGATCACGTTCAACGTGCCGAAGACCACCGCGCCGCATTGCCTCGTGGTCTGGATCGCAACCCCGCTGGCTTCGCAGTCCTATGCGACGTCGGCCACCGCCATCACGTTGACCCAGACCGCGACGTCTTCGAACGTCGTGAAGTATTTCTGCGTCGACGTGGCAGGCGGATAATCGTTTCCTCCAACTGGCCGGGGCCTCCAG